AATCACAATGACTGGACGTGGAACTGGATACACTAACCCAACTGCTATTATGGTAGACCCAATTGGTATGTGGGGTAATACTAGAACTGTTGGTGGTAAGTTTGAAAGTTCTGCTTCACAAAATGACGGTATCGGTGCTATTACTATTATTAACGACTGGCAAGATTATGTAGACGGTTCTCAACGTGTTACTATTGTTGATATTGATCCAAACCCTACTGGTTTTGGTGCTACTGCAACTGCCGAGTTAAATGCTCAAGGTGCTGTATCTTCAATAACAATAACTAATTCTGGTTCTGCATACAAATCACCACAAGTTACAATTGATGGACCTGTGGCATATATCGGTTCTGCGATTAATAATGTTGATACAGATTTGGCATTATATGGACCTTCTGGAAATTCAGACGGTTCTCCATTCTCAGACTTAAATACAGCCGGGACTAACTTTAAGAACGGTATTATGATTCAATTTGCAAACCCTAACGGACATACGTTAAATGACAGTTGGTCGTTCAAGTTACAAACTTGGAAGGAAGGAACCCCAGACTCATTAGTTTATAGAACTTATCAGTACGATGGTGGTGTATATAACTTATCAGGAATTATCAGTTTGAATGATGCTTGGGAAGGTTAGAATTTAGAATTAAATAATGAGAAATTAAATAATTAAGGAAATAAACAATGGATATTTTAACCCTCGGGAAAATTAAAAAATTAAAGGATGCATTAGTAGCATCCGATTTAAGCACGATCGAACAAATTGCAGTTGTTAATCAAGCATTAACGCAAGCAATTGATGTTGATGTTGCTAACGCTTTACAACAAGTTTCAGACGATTTAGCATTGACACAAGCTGCGGTTGGTGGAGATTTAACTGTTATTTTATCGTCAATGGACACGCTTGAAAGTGACACTAATGCTGCGATCGCAGGAATTCCTGCTACAGTTGCAAATGAGTTAAGTGCTCTTGGTACTGCTGGATACTTGAATGTTGGAACTGGTGCAAACCAAGTTGTTCAACTAGATGGTGCTGGAAACTTGCCTACGGTGAGTGGAGCTAATTTAACAGGTGTTGCTGGTGGACAATTAATTCATACCGCAACATATACTAGCAATAACACTTGGTCAAAACCAAGTGGAACAACATTCGTCGAAGTAGAACTTGTCGGTGGTGGTGGTGGTGGTATTGGTCACGGTGAAGGTGGTGGTGCGGGTGGTTTTGCATTTAAACGTATAGACAACCCAGCAGGTTCAGTATCTATCACAATCGGTGGTGGTGGAGACGGTAGACATTATTGTCAAAATGCTCCAGGTGGCGGTACTTCATCGTTTGGTGGATATGTATCTGCATCAGGTGGTCAAGGTGCCCATTGTAACGGCCACCGTGGTGGTCATGGTGGTATAGGTTCTGGTGGTGATGGAAACTTCCGTGGTGGCGGTGGTTCTGGTCATAACGGAAACCAAGCAGGATCTTCTGCTGGTGGTGCATCATATTATGGTGGTGCTGGTCCGTCTGGGCATTCTAGTAGTGGTAGAGCATATCAGTGGGAAGGATTGAATCATAATCCTCCAGGTTCTGGTGGTACTGGTGGTTGTAATGGTCATGGTGCTGGTGCAGATGGTGTAGTAGGTTGTGTAATCGTAAGGAGTTACAAATAATGAAAAGTGTATTAACAGATGTGACTGGAAATATCCAGAGCATAACGGAAGTTGGTGAAGAATTTGAGATTCACGATGGTGGAGAACTAAAATGGATTCAAGTTGATGATGGTGTAGATATTTGTGATAAAATTAGAGATGGAGTTGCTGTGCACCCATCAACTCTTGTCGATGAAACTTCTAGATTTAAGGCAAGTGTTGAACGTGGTATTTTGTATGGAGACTTCGGAGCACAGTTGGATTTAATTTATCAAGATTTAAAAAATGGAACAACTGAATTTGTTTCTTTTATTGATGACGTCAAAGCAAATTCTATTTCACCTAGAACGCAATCAGATACAGATGGTGTTGAGTGGGTGCCGCCTAGCCGACCAGCTTGGGAAAAACCATAGTATAATAAACAAAAAATTTGTTTTATAAATAAAACGCACACGTAATTAAGTTTATTTGTGCGTTTTTTTATTATGTGAGATACTATATTATGTCAGTCCAATTTTCTTTAGGTTATCCTCAATTCACGAAAGACCCATCTTATTATTATACACTATTAAAAAATTCATCTCAAGAATATAGAGACGAAATTAGTGATATATATTTCTCTGTTCCATTTAAATATGACGATGAAGTGTCATATGGAGATTGCATGAGTGCATCTTCAGTCGAAGAACACACAAAATATCTACTAAAAATTAATAACGAATTAAACATCAAAATATCTTTGACGTTTAATGAAATCCCAGCAGACCCTAGAATTTTAACAACACCTGAAATATTTGATGCTTTTGTAGAACACTTGCGATACTTCTACGACAATGGGTTGCGTATGTGTACAATATCAGACACACATATGATGGCATCAGGAAGATTACAACATGAATTTCCGGAAATGCATTGGAAGAATACGGTAAATCATTTAGTAGATAATGCACAAAGTGTATTAGATTATCATTTATTGGGATATAATACTATCCTTTTAGACAGAAGTTTAAATAGAAATTTACCAGAACTCAAAAATATTAAAAGATTACAAGAAAGATATAATAATTCTTTTAAAACTTCTTTACTTGTCACAGAATCTTGTTTGCCATCTTGTCCATTTAAAACTGACCACGATTCAATGGGAAGCAGATATGGGCAGAATCAATATTGGGCAACGTTAGGAAATCTTTCTTGTACTAAATGGAGAAGTGGTGATTGGTCACAAATGCCTAGAATTGGAACAGATTTAATTTACATAGATGAAGAAAACTTCAATGAATTTGCGGAATTAGTTGATGTATTTAAGTACACTGGCAGAGTAGGTAATTTAGAAGAAGTTGAAGGGGATATAAATGATTATAAATTTGTTTGGGGAGTGACTGCTACTTCGTCTGCATTATTTGTATATTCAGGTAATAATTATTCTAAGAACGATTTAGGTTGGTGGATGACGTCAGATAGTCATAGTGATATATTGAAAAATAAATTAACTCCTTTGAATAATTGGTCATCTGCTAAAATTGTGAAGAAAGATTTTATATCAGAGGACACTTGGAAGTATAAAGATAGGGTGTTTCTTGATAATATATGGGCAACAAAGAAAGGGAAATCTTTAGCAAAAATACTAAAAGATTGCAAAAATCAATGCTGGGATTGCCATGCATGCGAAAAAGTATTTAAAGTTACTCCTGTAGACTCGATAATTCAAATTAACAGAGAGGATGATAATCTTATAAACGAAGATAATACAGTAAATATAACAAACATATAAGGAATGAATAAAGTGAATATAAAAAAAATAACAATCGTAGGCGGTGGATCTGCTGGTTGGATGACTGCGAGTGCGTTGATAAAACATTTACCAGACGATACTACAGTTACATTAATAGAATCTCCTAGAATTGGAACAATTGGAGTAGGTGAATCTACCATTGGGCATATTAATACATATATGGATGCTATGGGACTGAAGGATAGTGATTGGATGTCTGAATGTAATGCTACGTATAAAACATCTATTAAATTTACAAACTTTAGAGAAAAAGGGTCAACTTTTCACTACCCATTCGGAAAATATGACTTTTCTTTAACTCCTGATGGGTTAAATGATTATTGGAGGTGGAAAGCAGTTGACGACAAAGTGACGGAATATGATTTTGCAAAGTTATTCCATTCAACAATTAAAATGATTGATGATAATAAATTCACAGATAATGAATTTAACGAATTACACGGTTTCAACTTTAAATATGACACGGCATATCATATGGATGCTACTCTATTTGGTCAATATTTAAAAAGGAGGTTTTGTGACGATTCTTCTAAAATGACACATATATTAGACGAAGTTGTTGATATAGTTCAAAATGAAGACAATTCAATTAAAAAATTAATAACAAAAGAAAGTGGTGAACTTGAAGCAGACTTGTTCATAGATTGCACGGGGTTTGCTTCAGTATTGCTTGATAAAACATTAAAAGTTCCATTTATTAAGTTTGATGATGTTTTATTAAATGATAGAGCAGTGGCAACTCAGATTCCATATATCGACAAAGATAAAGAAATGGAAAGTGTTACTAATTGCACGGCAATTGAAAATGGATGGGTTTGGAATATTCCACTTTTCACGAGAATTGGCACTGGGTATGTATATTCAAGTAAACACGCAACTGAAGAAGAAGCAGAGGAACAATTTAGGAGACATTTAAAGAGTAGTGATATGGTAATTGCTGACGAACAACGTGCTGACGATGCTGAAGTTTTTCATCTTAAAATCAGACACGGGATTCATAAGTATGCGTGGAGTCATAATGTTGTTGGCATTGGGTTAGCATCAGGGTTTATTGAACCATTAGAATCTACAGGTTTAATGTTAGCACACGAAAATATATTATTCTTATTAAGAACATTATTAAGAAGAAATGGTATTATAAATCGAATTGATGTTGATAGTTTTAACTTTGCGGTTAGAGATACCATGGAAGGATTCAGACAATTTATATCGTTACATTATGCACTATCAAGTAGAAGTGATACTCCATATTGGGAAGAAATCACAAAGAATATAAGTTATGACAAAGCAGTTTATGAATTTACTTCAGAGGGTGCCCCATTAGGTAATAATGTGTATGCAGATTTAGCATATTCTTTGAATATGTCAAATTCCATAGGTAATAATGTAGGTGGCACATCTTATATTCTTGCGGGCATGGGTTTTGATTTAGTCACTCCAGTCGACTTAATAACTATGAAAGAACGACTCAATATAAATACTGATTATTCTTACCTCAGGGAAGAGTTTGATAAAAAACAAGACCGATTAGGGCAGTTAGTAGATTTAATGCCTACACATTATGAGTGGTTGAAAGAAAACATTCACACAGATAAAGTTAAAACGGGAGAGATTAATAATGGCAAATAGAGTTAATCTAGACGGAACGTTTGCAACAGAAGAAGTGTCAATAGACAATGCACAAGGACCAACTAAATCGTTCGAAGAGATTTTAGAAATTTATAAACAACGCAAAGAAAAACGAGATAAGTTGAAATCTAAAAAATAAAAGTCTTATAGAATCCCACTAATTGTGGGATTTTTCATCTAAAGGATCCTTTTATATAAATATATGAAATACATAGGTATATTACAATGCATCCTCATTAGGAGTGATGTAGTATAAATATTAATAAAGAGAACTATTATGGCAAAAGTACAATCAGCAACTGAATTAAAAGAATACGCATATCGTAGATTGGGTTATCCAAAGGTAGAAATACAAGTGGACGATACTCAGGCAATGGATAGAATTGACGATGCTATTCAAATGTTTGTTGAAAGACACTATGATGGTGTTGAAGAAAAATATGTAACTATCGCATTTACTGCAACAGATGAAGCAAATCAATATTTAACATTAAATGATGATGTTGTTGCTGTTACTCGTATTTATGAACCAGGAAGATATTCTTCAGAAGCAATGAATGACGTTCGTTATCAAATTGCATTTGACCAAATGTTTGACTTGACAAAAGTCAATATGCAATATTTTGAAATGACTATGCAACATCTAGATTTGATTTCTGATTATTTCAAACCAGATAGAACTTTTACATTCAATAAAGCAAACAATAGATTATACTCACATTCAGGCACAATGTTAGGTCCATCTTGTAATGTTAAAGGTGTGTGTTCAGACGTATCACTTACAACAGAAGCATTATGTGTATCACCTGCAACTTGGACGTCTTATTCAACCGAATCAATTTGTACTACTGCTGGGGAAACTTGGTATGAGGGTTCTAAAATAGTATTAAGAGCATTCGTTGGTTTAGCACCAGACACTGGAACTTCATATGCACTTGATGTATATAACGATGAGTGGATTAAGAAATATACAACTGCATTGATTAAAAAGCAATGGGGTTCTAATATGAAACAATTTGATGGTATGCCACTTCCAGGTGGTATTGTTGTCAATGGGCAACAATTATGGGATGAAGCAAATGAGGAAATTCTTAGACTAGAAGAACAATTCTCACTTGAATATGAAATGCCAACAAACTTTTTAGTAGGATAATAAAATGGGTATGTTTGACAATATGTCCCAATCTACAATGATTAAGGATATGGTAGAGGAAATAGTAGAAGTCATAGGATTTACTGCTAAATACCTACCTCGTAAATATAAAAACTTAGATCCAGTATTTGGTGAAGATCCAACATCACATTTTGATACTGTTTGGACTTTAAATATACTTGTAGATGAATACCAAGACTATGGTGACGTAGGCGACTTCTATTCTAAATTTGGTGTACAAGTGACTGATGAAATGAAAGTCACATTTACTAAGAAATCATTCGCAGAACAAACAGTAGCAACTGACGACGATACTCCTATTGCTGGTGACTTATTATATTTTGGTGGACTTGAGGCATTATTTGAGGTAACATTTGTTGGAAACGATTCTTCGTTCTACCCAACACCTGATGGACCACAACACGTTTGGCAGTTAAATCTCAAACCTTGGGAATACGGACACGAAGATATTGATGTTGTTGACGCAGAAATTACTGGGTTAGAAACAGAGATTCAATCAACATTAAACAATGAATTAGGTACTCCTGATTGGGACGTTTTAGATGATGATATTCTTAATTTTGAAGAAATGAATCCATTTGGATCAATAGGATAATATTATGTTTGGAACTACTTTCTATCACGGAACGACCCGTAAACTTATTGTTGCCTTTGCGTCAGTTTTTAACAACATTCATGTTCAAAGAAAAGATGGTGCTAATGTTACAGACATTAAAGTTCCTATTGCATATGAGTCTCAAAAGAAATACCTTGCTAGATTAATAAAAGATACTAAAAAGAATAGACAAGTTCCACGTATGGGTTTTATTATGAACGGCATGGAATTAGACCAAAACCGTACTATGAACCAAATGAACGAATTATCGTTCAATCATGATTCAGACGACACAAAGTCGTTTAAAATGTATGCACCAATTCCTTATAATTTCAATTTTACGTTAGACATTTACGTTGATTATATGGATGATGGTTTACAAATTATTGAGCAAATTGTTCCATATTTCCAACCAGATTTTAATGTAGTTATTGAAGAAATACCAGTATTAAATATTGAACGTGATGTTCCTATTGTTCTTGGTGGTGTTACAATGACAGATGAATTTGAAGGTGAATTTGGAGAACATAGAATTGTCAATTGGACGTTAGATTTTGTAATGAAAGGTTGGGTTTATCCTCCTGTTAAGGATGGTAAAATTATTAAACAAATCATTGCAAATTACAAATTACCTAAAGACGGTGGTGATTTTGATTTATCAGACACTACTACAATTCTAGAACAAGTTAAAGAAACAGTAGATCCACTATCTGCAGGTGTAGATGACGTGTGGACTACTAAAGTTGAAGTTGGTCACCCAGACGATCCTAATGATGCAACAGACGTTGACACCATGAGTGAAGTCAATTGGCCAGTAGATTAGATTATGAGATTATATTATGACAAAGAAAACGATTGACGAAAAATTAAATGAAGAATTACTTTTAGAAGCAGAAGATATCCTTGCTGAGTTTGAACACCCAGAAGATGTCGAAGTTGTTGAAGTTGAAGTATTAAGTTCAGGAAAAGAACGTGGACTAACACCAAGGGTTGAAGTTGAGTCAAACTCAGCTACTGGTGATTTAAATGCTGACTATGAATATGTTAGAGATAATCTCTACAATTTAGTGGAACGTGGAAACGAAGCACT